GCTGTTTTTTTTTTTTGAAATATCTTTTCGAATTCCCCAGCGCATACCTTTTACTCCATGGTGATAGAGTTCGCAGTCACGAATAACGTAATTCATTTCGTCTTGTTATACTTCGCAGTACTAATACCGAGAAGAACTCCCATGAAAGTATCAACCGCAGTGATGGTTCCCACGATCTGTTCGCCGTAAGGGAGACCCCAAATACCAGCAAGAGCGAAGTAAAGCGTACCTATTGCAGGAAGCAAATACATAGCAACCCACTTAAGTACGTCATAAGTTTTGTTAGACATTTTCATAATATCACTCCTTTAGTTATGTTTATGATATCCCTTGAGATGTTCAATCTCTTCTTCATCAACAGCAACGCGTGTTTCAAGTTTGTACATACGCTCGATTATACCGTTGTGTTTTTCTACCTTTCTCTCGAGTTGATCGATTCGATAGACTACTAGTTTATTAGCCGCTAAAATACCACCTAGGGTACCAATGAAGGTCCCGACGAGCGATAAAATAGCCACTATGATCGTTTCTGTCATTTTGAATTTTCTCCTATAGTTGTATTATTTCGATGTATGACGGTGACAGACCTGCGCTATTCATGTTCAAAGCCTCCGCAGTCACAACGCCTATTGAATCGTCCTTATGAAGTGAAAGAACCATTGATAGCGTAGACGTCGTATATTGGCCGTAATTAATCGATTGTGTATAACGCCATTCAGCAACGGCATTTACCAATCTAATCCACGATCTCCCTGACGGATTATGACCGGATACATGCACGTTTATGAGTACGGTCATATCTCTATTAATGGTTATAATACCGCTAGCGTTGAACGTCACCATATCATTAGGGGGTGAGGCCGAATCCGACCGATAAAAATTGATATACGAATTTGCAGCGTATGAAACTTCTTCGGATGTCACCGCTCTCGTTATTCTATCAGAATAGTTCTTAGTTATTACTTCATAACCATTCACCCATGCGTTACCGGCTATATCGACCGGAACGTTGAAACAGAAATCGTCTTTACCCCAATCAAATACAGGAATAGCATTAGCTTTATACGGGACACTAGACACCGCGAGAACCGAGTCCGCGGCTTTTGCTTCAAACGTATACACACTTGTGCTATTCAGATTTTCTATACTCGAAGTTAATACGTATCGTTTTTCTTCGGTTGAACTACAGCTACCAGCGTAAATCCATCCGTCTGCGTCGGAATTTTCCGTTCTGATGTAATCACCGTTATTTTCCTTATACCGATAATACACGGAGCTGGAGTTATAGTTACCACTACCAGACCCGAATTCGCACCTATAGAAATTACCTCTAATAGTGACCTCTGCATTAGCCGTTTCATTCTCAACCACAGTCATATCGACATCTATTTCACAAGTTATTTTCGTGTAATTGATAAGTTCTCTATCGACACGAGTTGATGATACATTACCTCTGCTGTCTGTTACTGTAAATATAAAAGTACCGTCGTCAGCACCTTCGATTAGACCCGCATATCCGTTATTACTCGGTTGTAATTTGGTAGCTTTACTTCCGCATGTGACTATAACGTCTCGTATAGTTGCATATTTTTTACCGCTTGCCTGTATGTAACAATCCACGTTACTAACGCCTCTTATGATGGCAGTATTGTTATTAGTCAGCATAGGGTCTTCAAAACGGTCGTTGATACTCTCTGAGCTTATAATAGGGTCAGCGTCCACGATCGTTAAATCACCCTCAAGTATCGAGTATTCCGTGACCCCACCGATACGCGACGTCACATAGAATTGCACTCTTATAGGACCATTTGTATTAGTAAATGACCTGTATAGAAGGTCTTTATCGAATCCGTCCGTAAACGTATACTCCGATTTGTTGGGGTCAATGTCTCTATAACTAGCATACAGAGCTTGAGTGCCATTGATATAATACGCAATACACGCCTGTAGAGATTCAACAGCGCCTCCCGCAGGGTTTGAATATCTTATAGTGGGTGTGTCAAGATCGGTTAGCGTAGTCGGAGCAGAAGTAATTTTAGCGTGTCTTGGAATGGTTGTAAGGTCCATATACCCACTAGCACTTGCAGCGCCAGGTAGATAATATATATCCAAACTCCATACACTAAAATTAAAGTCTATACGCTTATTACCGTCAGCATTATGATCGACGTACATATTACCGGACCGAATTACAACTGTTGATACGCCATCATAGGTCATAATATTTCCGTCGTATCGCTCACCATTGATGTTTACGATATAGTTTACTGGAACCTGATTTAGATACTCCCAGTCATACCAGTTTACGGTAGGCGATAATATAAATTCCCAATGGACATAGGATTTATTAGTTATTACCGACGTACTATCTTCTACGACTTTTAATGTAAATCGATGATGGCCTTTTGCACCGTCACCATATATAATTTTTTCTTGCCATGCCATTTAACTCACCTCAATTTCCAAGCCAGAAGCAGGCCATACGATCGCCTTGATACGTCTGAAAACGACTCATTCCGCCAACGATTAAATATGTAGATGCTCGTAGGTTAACCGCATCGACTCCTGTGTTATCAGCTTTTAACGTTGGCACGTCGTTTTTACTAACGGTCATTCCGTCTTCTGTTATTTGAGTTTTCATTTCAGGATTACTGCTTTTTTGTACGGTCATTCCATCATCGTCAAACGAATAGCCGGTTTTGGTTTGTAGCTTAGGCGCTCCGTTTTCGGATATAGTTTTTTCTATAGCGATATTAACCGCTTCTTCAGTCATTGACACGGACGCTTTCTCTTCTACAACTTTTAGTCGATCGTCGAGCGAATTAGCACTGTCCGTTTGAAGATCTGTTAGTCGTTTAACATCGGCAGATATACCGTCCGCTCTTACTGATAGATTCGCTACGGATGTTTGCGTTTGTGTTAATACGCCCTGCGAATCACCAAATACGTTATTTTTGTTATACTCGCAATCGATGGTGATATACGGATTATTAACTATGAGCGTAATTGTCGGGGCTGTGGATGTAACACCATTAATAGCCCCCTGCTCGTTCGTAGTAAATGTTACCGATTCTTTATAAGGTTCGTATTGGGTTGCAACTGGACTCAATTCGACCTGTGGCTTGGTGATTATTATATCCTGGACAGTCGTCATCGCTCCGAATGCTACGTAAAGATTTAGTCGTTTTACTTTTTTAGTTATGGTAAATGTGGCGGATAAGGTTGATTTAATATCGGTTGTACCGTCCTCGTATCCTATTCGCCATCCCCAAGAGCTATCGTGTGCACTTATACTCTCCATTGAACAAGTATAAGTCTCTCCGATAACAAAAATATCTGGAAGAAAAGTAATTCCGTATCCATACTGTCCAAAATTCTTTAATACAACATTGTCACCTTCTATAGATATGGTCTCGTTACTTATGGGTGCCGCGTCCGCGAAGTTTAACAAACTCTTTCCGTACCTAGTAACACTAACGTTTGAGATGTCGGCAGTAAGCTGTGGTGTAATTGTTACGTTATCGAATGTGGCATTTTTTGCTATCGTAAGCGTAATATCTACAGGGTTGCTTGGCATAAATGTAACGCCCGAACCATTATCGATTTCATTAAGTTCGTACTCGTCACCGAAGGAGATATAACAATCGTCGCTAACTCCACCACTACCCCTGTATGATATAGTACCATCAAGAGATATCTGAGACGCTATAGTAAACTGTGCGTTTCTAGTTGCCGTTCCATTTATAGTTATAGAGCCGTCGCCATTATCTGTAAATGTTATACCTCTTAACGTCATTGTAGTGTCTACGTATGGATATGGAATTACATTTTCGCTCCTCAATTTGACCGTTGTATCATGGGTAACTGAAGAAATATCATCGATACGTACAACACCCTTACCGGTGGCTATACCTATAGGATCTCTATCGGATAACTGTTTCGTTACTTCTTCTCTGGTAGCTCGTAAATTGATAGCTTCCTGGTTTTGTTCGATAGAAGCTTCTGCTTTAGTTACCCTAGTACCTAGAGAAGTAACTCCATTTTGAGCATTTACAGCTTTATTATACGCTGCTTTAGCTGCTTCGTATGAGGACGAAAGCGATACCTCAGAGTAAGCGAATGTGTCATCGCTAAATACCGTACAGTCTACAAAATATAAACTGTTAGTGCTTCCGTCCGTATAAGTCGGCTCTGTATCATTCCATGATGAAGTAGGAGGATACGTTGTCGGCTTAGATGGTTTGTTTGATGTGGATGATTGTAATAAATAGTAACGATAGACTGCTTTCACATCAACAACACTTGATAACGTTATGCTGCTACTCGCTTTAATCGCCATACGTCATCCCTCCAGTTGTGCTATATATGTTGCTTTATTTGTTACTTGACCTGCGGTAATCTGTAATGTAGCGCCTGTGCCTACAGCTGTCGTACCGCCATCTTTGTACCATTTGATAGCCCCCAGTTCTGATATCTGAGATGCATTCAACTCTACGCCAGCCTTATATACATGCGCTGTTAACACTGTAGCAATTGACGCATTCTTAAAGATCGTGCCCATACTTGAAGTGATAGACAAAGTAATTGCGTCTGCGCCAGCATCACCCGTATCGCCCTTATCACCTTTGGCTCCTGTAGCACCCATCATTCCAACACTATATGATGTCGAAGTGGTATTATCGGTATACGTAATTACCGTTTTAGTCCAAAGATATTCAGACGCACCGACAGTCGGTATCGTGCTGCCCCATGTTCCAGTAGGTTCTTCTGTACCGCTAGTTCCTTTCTGGTACGTGATCGCTGTGGATTTTACACCTTTTCCGGTATCACCCTTATCACCTTTTCCGCCAGTAGCGCCCATCATACCAACACTATATGCCGTAGCCTTAGTGTTATCCGTGTAAGTGGTTTCGGTTTTTGTCCACAAATACTGACCGGCACTTACTGTAGGAATCGTGCTATTCCAGGTCCCTGTAGGAATAGTTACTCCATTAGAGCTAGCCTGATACGTGATAGCGGTTGATTTTATACCGTTACCAGTTGCGCCTTTATCGCCGGTAGCTCCTTTAAACGCTATGGCGAATGAGAACTCTTTTGTAATAGTAATATCTCCGATAGTTACGGGTATAGTTACAACTCCCGCTGACGTAACTGATGATGCGACTGTTATCGTCAATGTAGGCGAAGGTGTCTTATTATCAGACTCGACTGTAACACCTGTTGGTTTAGTAATGTTCGTTAAATTTACGGACGCGTTCATTATCTCAGCACCGCGCATAGCTATAATCTGAGTTGTCGTACTACCTCCTATAGCGGCTGATGTGCTGCCGGGAAATGTATATGCTTCGGACGTCAATATGACCGAATAAGCATCGGTAACGTCTACGATTGAAATTTGGTCTGATGATCTAATATTAGCCATTTTGAATTTTCTCCTTTACTCTGTTACTAATTGGCACATGAATACAACTTTTGTATCCACGTCCTCTGGTGATAATGTGAATGTGAAACCGTCATTGCCAATTCGTTTATCAGTCGATAGGATTGTGCCGAACGTGGTTTCTCCCAATCTTTGCCATTGCCATTCGAGATATGCGGTGTTTCCATATTCTTCTCGCAATGCATTTATGTCTGTGATTCGTTTGGAACCTCTGTATATGACAGCGCTCAAAACCGTCGATACTGCACTATTTTTAAATACAGTACCTCTAGACGAATCTATTCGTAAAACCGTAGCGTCTTCACCTTTGAAATCGCCGGAGTTCGCTCGGTCTTCAAGATCCGTAACTTTGTCTACGGCTGTCTGAGCATCGTTCATCATACTTTCAACGGTCTTGCCACTACTTGTTATTTTTATGCTATCGGCTGCAATATCTAGTTTAAACGTTCCGTCAGGTTGCTTATAGAACTTGAGGAATTGATCGACATTACCGACAGCAAATTGTCCAGTGCTATCTTGATAAATACCTGGAGTCGTATTACCTACGGACTCTTTAACACCGGAATAAATTGATTTTTCAGTTATTTTAAAGCCGCCTATAGTCGCATTAAAAGCAACCAAGTCCTTCACGTTGACTTTTTCAGCGGTGATAGATTTAGCAGTGATGACACTACCATGTAGACTATCCGTGGGAGCTTCTGATGCTGATATACCGCCAGCTTCTACGTTAAGTTTGTAGAATACTCCGTCTGAACCCTTCACCACAAGCTTATCCGCTTTAAGTGTACCAGCTTCGATTAGATCGCCTTTGAGCGTTACGCCTACTAATTCGCCGGTAATACTTGTGTCTCCGACGACGAGATTTTTAATAATACCTGACTTTGTAAATAGCTCTTCTACTGCTGCCATTTTGATGTTAGAGAAATCTATAGTTGCATATGTAGCGTTGAGACTATTGAACTTTGCATCGACAGCTTCTAACTGCCCTATTGAAGCTTTATCGGCAACAAGACTTTCTATTTCAGCGTCTTTTACTTTAAGTTTTTCAACCTCAGCATTAGTAGCGTTTAGTTGTCCAATAGAAGCTTTGTCCGCAACAAGTCTCTCTATATCAGCGTCTTTAGCTTTAAGATTTGTTATCTCCGCATTAGTAGCTTCGAGATCCTCAACCATAGCTTGTTCGAATTCGCCAAAATCCGCCTCTAGATCACGTACTTTGGCACTCTCAGCTTCGAGATTCTTAATCGTAGCATATGTCGCTTCAACTACGGACGCATCAATCTTTGTCGCTTGTAAGTCAGTTATCTCCGCTTTTTGAGCTTCTAATGTTTTGTTTATGACTACATTATCCGCTTCCAGTTTACCGATTTTTGCAGTAGCCGCTCTTAATTCTCCAATATCAGCAGTATCGGCCTGTAAGTCTTTAATGTACCCTTCCTGCACTTGGATTCTATCCGCAAGGAGAATTTGAGCTTGTTTAACTTCTACTACGTCACCTGTTCTAGCAGCTGGAGATGATATGTTGCCTGTGATTGTTGCTGTATGGTTCTTGATTAACACCGATACTCGTTCCCCGGATTTAACATCGGTCGTAGATGAAATCTTCGAAGAATCATCTTCCTCAGTAACCGGAGTTAATTCGGTAGAACCGTCTAATTGAACATATCTCTGACCATTTTCATCAACGACAACTTTACCGTATACGACAGTGCCGTTATCAGTCTTCTTCTCTTCTGATACGAGTTTAGCAAATTGCGAAATAAGTTCATTAGATAATCCCATTACATATCACCCCCATAATTTAGTTGTAAATTCTGCTACTTCTGATACCGGGCAGCCCGGTTCACATTCTATGGTTTGGCTAATGACTCTAGCCTTTACATTTTTTATACCGGCTCGGGTATAATTCATTCGCACACAATCCCCTACTCGCACGGGACAATATGCGTGTGTATACGCCAATGTATACTTTATAGTCGATAGTGATTTCAACAGCTGCTTCGCATATTCTTCTACTTGACTCTGCGTCGCATATCCAAATAAACTTGCATTTGTATCGCGATAAGGAATCTCTCGACCTCTATTAACTATCGATACCGGACTGTTCGGATCTTCGTTTTTTACTATCGCATATTTGTAATCGTTGCCGTATGAATACATTACTTCCACGACATTAGGAATATCGTAGATATGATGGTTCATAGTTATATCGGAATATAATATAGACTCATCGTCGTCGTTATATGTCCATACCGGTTGCATCGATTCTAAGTTTTGCTTAGGCGTAAAAAGAACATGACCTGTCGCTGATAAACCTAACTCGTAATTAGCATTATCGATTAACGCTATAACGAAATCAAGCCATGTCTCATCGGCATTAGCAACGAAGTTCTGTTGTAATATCGGAGATAAGTCCTCGATAACGTTTCCAGAATCGTCCTTAATCAGTGTAGGCTCCACTTTTGTTACAGGTACTCTGGTATTCCTGCTAACGATATCGTAAGCAGCGTCCATAATACGTGTTCCTTTTCGTATCGTATACCCTAAAGGCGGTCTTTTTTCTTTCAACTCTATCAACGGTGTGTAACAGTCCATGGACGTATTGAATGTCATGCCATCGTATGCCATCGACGGAGCTTGAACAAGTACTGTCCCCAAAGCGTGCTTTTCTGTAATTCCATTTTGAATTGTTTTAAGATACGCACGCACGTATGATTCGTTCATGGTATCTGTAGCATCCAATCGTGCGGATCCTAATGTGCCAGCTCCCAAATCATACGTGAAATCTGCGCCTTTAATGTTTGTAAGACGTTTTACGTCCGCTAAAGTATTCGGATCAACGGTATAATATTCGAATGTTTGCTGCATAGGTTTTGTCCAATCGGGCATATTATACCCCTCCTTCTACTTTTGTAATGTTTAACGTAACTGGAATCGTAACATCTTTATGTTTCTGGTTGAAGTTCACTTGAACGTTTGCCCAATAACCCATTCCAGAAGGTTCTCTTATGTAAACGTCTCCAGTCCACATAGACAGTCTACGCAATGCGTAAATGGTCTCTTTATCTTCTTTAGGAATCGTCGTATTCCAAGAAGGTTTTTCAGTAACATATGTTCCGTAGTAAGTCACAGGGTTTTCTCTGCCAACATACTGAATCATAGATACCTCTCTGTTTCTACTATCCGTAACATCCACGTTGTATTTAAGTTCTAAGAACGAACCAGACCACTGAGGGCCATCTACAGAGTGAATGTCAGACACATCGAACGTAGTCCATTCTTCATCCCACTGAATGATTATAGACGGACATTTGATAGGGTGCCCCGGAGCGTCATAGAAACTGATAGCTCCTGTCACAGAGTCTTTCGCTACGATTCGATAACGAGCATAGTCCAATGCGGGATGAGGATCCGTTACGGACGTATTCGTATTAGGAATACCAGTAGCGATAGTTGTATAAGAGCCATTGTATTCTCTTCTATATACAGATAAAGTAACGTTATCTACAAACGCACCAGTTTCATTATCTACGCAATACGGGTTGATTCGAGCTACGTATGTATCTTTATCAACCGTTATATCCACCGCAATATTGTACGATACCGAATCGGTCCAGCTGACATAGAATTCATGTTCAGCGGTTAACGTCAGACCGGTATTAAAATCGATAGTACAGTATAACGTATAATTCATTCCCGATTCTAAATCAACATCGTTAGCTAGAAGCTCAAGATTAAGAGAATCAGATGTATCTAGATAGCGATCATACACAGCGTCGCCCGCGTTAATCGTTTTCGTCATCGCGGTGTCATCAACAGTTGTATAGAATTCATTTGAGACTATACGTACGTGATAACCAACAGGCTTTTGAATTGTATAATCCTGAGACTCAAATACAGCTCTACCTTTTACATAGAACGGAAATGAATCCAACGTTGTGATCATACCCGTTAACCCTGATTCGTCTTTCGTCATAGACATCTCGAACATCGGCTTCTCGTAAATATAAATAGGTCTTTCTATAGACCATGCTGATTCGCTAAATTCATCTGTTACACCGGCAGTTCTAACTTTCCACTGAATCTTCTTATTCTTGAAAACAGGCAACGTTGTATCCATTTTGAAGTATAAATTACCTTTGTATGATATACCTTGACCGTATTGCCATCCGTTATCAACATCTGGTCCCGCATACGCACTATCAGTAGTGTTTTCATATATGTGCGAAACCCAATCGTCGTCTCCTATTTTCAAACTAAGTTCAGCTAAAGTCTGAGCAGATCCATCATTACTGTTATGTGTCCAGTTCAGCTCCATCAAATCGCCTTCGAACGCCGAATCAGATGTTGACCACGTAGGAGGTGCTGCTGGAGGTTCGCCTATCGGAATCATCACAGGTTCACTAGGATCGGATTGCAAGTTGGATTTACTTATAGCTCTAACTCTAAAGAAATAATCAGATCCGGGTTCAATGCCGAGAATCGTTATAGAAGTTGTAGCGTCCTCAGTTTCGGATATAGTGACATTTCCAGTTGAGTTATCGAAATTGCTTCTAACTGTTGTATATTCTACTTTATACTTCGAAGCATTCGGAACAGGAGTCCACTCGAGATACGCTGAGTATTTATACTCGTCTCCATCTTTATACTTGTTTCGTCTATAGTTATCTTTGATAGACGGTACGGAAGGTTTTGTTTCAGCTTCATCAGAGAAATCAGACCAAGCGCTTTGCTTACCATTAGCAGCTACCGCTTTAGCACGAACTTTATAATTTGAACCTAACGGTACTGTATACTGATGTGACACTTTACCGTAGTCATCTGTAACAGCTACTACCGGTATAGCGGGAGAGGTATAAATAGCTGACGTATTGTCCTTTACGACTTGAAAGATGATGCTAGATGCGTCTATTTCTTTCTTAATCTCGTCTATTTTCATTGTAAGGGTAGTGTTCTCTATCTCGCACGTAGGTTTGTCAGGAGTAAACGGCGGATTATCTTTAAAGTGATACTGTTTGCCCGCTTCATATAACGTACCATCGATACATGA